TTCCTATTTCAATAAGTTGGGGTCGCTTCTCTTTTGGTAGAATAACTTCGATACTGACAGTTAAAATTCCATCCGTTAGATCTGCACCGCTGACTTCTGCGTACTCTGATAGCCTGAACGATTTCATGAATTTCCGACCTGATATGCCTTTGTGGACATATTTTCTGTCTTTCTCTTTACCACTATCACCTTTAATCGTTAATACGTGTTCTTTCAGTTCGATATTAATATCGTCCTTAGAGAATCCAGCAATCGCTAATTCTATATCATACTTGTGATCACCATGTTTAATTACATTGTGAGGTGGGTATGAGTCATTTGCGTGATTTGTGATTTGTTCGAGTTCGTCAAAAAGATGGTCGAAACCTAAAAAAGCGTTCCTAGGGAACATAAAAGTACCAGTCATTGTTGCCTCCTAATTTAGCAAGGTTAAAATTTAAGGCCTGATTATTCAGCGCCTATAACTATATATAATATTATTATACCATAATTTATTCAAAAAGTAAATACCTGTTTTGCAAAAAATGAATAGTTAGTATTTTCTTTTACTATTTTATTAAAATTTTCTTTGTTGTGCTTATTGATATAATAAGAATTCTTTCTAACAAACATCTTATCAACTTTTTCGTTCATCCAAGGATATTTTTTAAACCCTAGATTATAGAGATCAATGTCTCCATCATAAATAAAAGGTTGACCTATCATTAAAGCTTTCCATAAAGTCCAATCATTAGTAACTTTTACACCAGCAGATTTTTCCATTTCTGTTGTATCCCACCATTCCTTATCATCAACTATAACGTCATTCTCGATGTCTCTTAAAACATTAAACTTTCTGTATTGTATATTATTAGAGCCGTGAAAATTCCATAGTTTTACAGGAAAAGTATTCATAGAAATTATTCTATCATCATCAATGCTACTACTATTACATAGTATTTTAAAAGGAATTGGGGATTTAGGTAAAGGTTTATCGATTGATAACTGACCACAACTAATAACTACTTTAATATTAAAATTTGTTAAAAAGACCGATAAATCGAAAAAAATATCTTCAAGTTTTTGAGGTATTTCTCCTAAGTCGCCGATAGGAATAAGGTAAATGTTATTTTCTGATCGATCATACTTTCTGTATCGATCAGCCCACCAGCATCTATATTTTACATCAACATCGGTAAAGCAGTCTAAGAATGTTTCGTCTGCTAGATAATAATCAAACTCGTTCTTACTTTTTACCCATATTATTATTTCCTGCCGATGTTGTATTTCGGAGACAGTTCCCAATTGTTCTTATCCTTAAATGATATAATCTTAATTTGTCTAAGTGGTGCCATTGGATTTAAGTTATCCACACCTTCAATAGTTACAAGACCCCAGTCTGACATGAGGGTTGCTATAGTATTTCTTCTAGCTATATCAGCTTCTTCTAAGTTAGATTTTTTTCCATCTAATAAAAATAGTTCTTTAAAGTGCACAATAAAGTATCGCCCTTGCTTGTGGAGGATGTGGCAGGACTGATATAACTTTTTATCTTTTCTTGATGCTACACCAATTCGGGTAAGTGTCTCTCTGACTTTTAAAAAATCGTCAGGTTCGTTAAGAGAAACCTCTAACATTAGATCTGGTTTCCACTCAACTAAAGTGTCTAATTCTTCCATTTTAAAACTCACGGTTTATTATATTATATTACTCGTTGATACTATTTATAAAATTACCGACTTCTACCGCCTTTACTGATCTTCTTACGAATAATATCTAATTGATCTTTCGTGAGTATTGAAAGAACTTGATAAGCTTTATCTCGTGAATAACCATAATATTCTTTTATAACTTCAATATCTGCAGATTTATCTGCTTTATTCCATTTAGAGAATCTTTTTCTTTTTCTTATTATTTGTTTTAAAAAATCATATTGCATACGTGAATCAATATGAGCATGTTTATTCATTTCATTTGCATATATTACAGTGTCGTTGTAGTATGATAATCCTCTGTTAACCATAAATGCATTATAATCTTTCTCAGCAAGATCATCAACCATAATATCTTTTTTAGTATCGTTTATACTATTTAAATAATCAAAGTGGTTCATTATCATCTCTTATTATATCATTTAAAGCAACTATTTCATTTAGTAATGTCATTGGACTTCTAAAATGTATTCCAGTATGAACTAGAGCTTTTGTGTCTTTTGGAAAACACATACCACCAAATCCCATTTGACCATCAGGTCCTGGCACTTGCATGTGACTTGATCCTATTCTTTCATCGGTTTGTACAAGTTCACAAACCTTTTCATAATTAATATTAGTTGCTTTACATAATTTATATATGTCATTAAAGAAAGAAACTTTTGATGCTAAAAAACAATTTATTATATATTTTGTAAGTATCAATTCTTCTATAGGTGCTATTATTTTTTTATACATTAAAAATGTATCACTCCAAAAATCTATATCTGGGCCACCTAATAACATGTGTTCTTTACTTTCAGCATCAGATATAGAATTAGCGGCTGTCAAGAATTCTGGACTAAAATTTAAACTTTTTTCATATTGGTGTAAGTTCCTCCATCCTTCTAAACAAATCGTGCTCTTTACTAAAATAGGTTTATCTTTTGGACATTGTCTTACAACATCTTCTACTATAGAAAAATCACAAGAACCGTCATGAGAACTCGGTGTTGGAACACAAATAACGTATCCATCAGAATCATTTTCTATTTTGTTATCATTATATTGTGGATCAACTATTTTTACATCATGCCATTTGTGTAAAACATGATGCATAGCCTTTCCAACAAATCCATATCCTATTAATGTTAATTTCATTGTATTGCCTGTACTAATGTTTGTATTCTCATGACATCTAATGCGATATCATGTGTTGGGTTATGTTTTACTAACTCATCGCAATCTGGTGGAGTAAATTTGTTGTCTAATTCTGATCCCCAAGCTAGACCTTCCACTACAGATCTAGTATCTCTGATTTCCCACCAATTATATGGTAATGGTTTGTGCGTTTGTTTCATAATACTTTCTAGTAGAATTGGGTCAAAAGTATTTCCTCTTGTATAAAATTTAGTTGCGGTAGGTCCTATTGATTCCACAAAGAAATCATATAGCTCATCTATGTCTTTATCTTTATCAGATGGTGTTATCCATTCTTTTGCTTCAGGACCTTGGTCTGCCCACCAATCTAAAGTACTCTTATCTATTTTTCTTCCATATTTTTTAACTTGTTCGCTAACATTAAATTTTATAACTTTAGCATCATTAACAAGTTCTTTGAATGAGTAAGGTTTACTTATGAATCTAGATTCATCAAATTTAAGAATAGCTAAACAAGTAACCACACCTTTTATTGTATCTTGTGAGAGTGTTTCAAAATCATATATAACTGCATTATCCATAATATATTATACCATATTTTTTGTTATTCGTAAACTCTATTATGTGTATCATAACACCTAATAAATGTTGTACATTTACTTAATTGTTTTAGTTTGATAGCTCCAGTATATGTACAGGCAGATCTGATTCCACCAAGTATTTCTTGAACTGTATCGGCAACCTTTCCTTTGTAAGGAACTTCAACTACTTTTCCTTCAGCTGCTCTATAATTATTAAGACCACCAAAGTGTTTTTCATTAGCCTTTTCAGAACTCATCCCATAAAACTGAACACTGTTATTGTCAGTGTTAATAGTTCCGCCACCTTCGTCATGGCCTGCAAACATTCCACCAAGCATTACGAAGTCTGCTCCTCCTGCAAAAGCTTTAGCAACATCTCCTGGCGTTGAACATCCTCCATCAGCAATGATATGTCCATCGAGACCATGTGCAGCATCAGCGCATTCAATAACAGCACTAAGCTGAGGATAACCAACACCAGTTTGAATCCGTGTCGTGCATACAGATCCCGGACCAATTCCAACTTTAACAATATCTGTTCCATTTAGTATCAACTCCTCTGTCATTTCGCCAGTTACTACATTACCTGCCATAAGTATTATGTTTGGATATGTATCTCTGAATTGTTTACAAAAATTTAAAAATCTTTCGCTATAACCGTTTGCTACATCAATACAGACATACCTAATCATAGAGCCAACTTCTTTATATACTTCTTTAAATTTTTCTTGGTCACTTTCACTTATTCCCATAGAATATATGACATTGTTAGTTCTTTTTTCAACTTTTAGATGGTCAGTGTGAAGAAAGAAGTCTGTAAGTTCTGTTACTGAATATGTTTTAACTAAACATGTCATTAGACCAAGATCAGCAAGTTTATCCGCCATTTGAAATGTTCCAACACCGTCCATGTTACTTGCTATAATTGGAATTCCAGTGTAGTTATACATTCTCTCATAATACGGAACCCCACCATTCGAGTATTTAAATATAAATTTTCTTTTAAGTTCGACTTCTTTTCTACTACCTGCTGTAGAACGTTTAGGTCTTATCAGAACATTACCATAGTCTAATTTTTGTTCGTTTTCTATGCGCACTGGATTCTCCTTTATTAACCAGGCATCGTAAATAATGCTCTTGTTCCGTCATCTGGTGGTCTTCTTGCAAACACGACCCACTTTTTTACTTGAGCTTGAAGATAGCCTGGATAGTTTTCTTTTACAAAGTCCCGCATACTCATACCAGTAGTCCACACGTCGTCAACTACCATTACCATATCATCGGCATCAGGACTCTTATATTTATCCAAGGCAGAAGCCAAAGCCATTCCACCGGTAGGAATTCCTTTTACTTCTTTAAACGGCATGCTACCATGATATTCCATTATCATTTGTGCTAAGCAATCCCATTCTTCTGGTCTGATTGCATCACATTCAATTTTCCATTTTA